GATACCGGGTGGACCGCCAGAAATAGTAGTGCCATAAGCAGCAGCAACAAAAGTAATAGCTGTAGGCATATCTGCTTGGCGACGCGGAGCGCGATTACGGCGCGGTCGCGTACGTAACGTACGCGGCGCCGCATTCGTAGCCGCGCCACGAAGTCGCGGAGTAGGTGAAGAGGAATTTTTAACCATTTGACGATAAGACAACTGAGCGCCGACCAGGGTAGAAAAGAGAGAAGATGAGTAAGAAGGGATACTACGATTTCGAATAAGAAAATCGTTGTCTGCCTTGATTAAATCTTCGGGAGAGTTGGAGTTAAAATAGTCGCAGTCGTGTAATTGACAAGAGCGATCTAAAATATCAATTGGAGGTGTAGATCCGCAAACAGAAGTTTGAAGTTTCGAATCAGACCAGTAAGGACCACAGTAATGGCCGTAAATTGTTGTTGAGCGATTCGTAAATCGCAATTGTGTGTATAGAATCCCCCCACAAAACAAGGAGACTGTACATAATTGGTTCCCTATGGAGAGGGTGGTGCCGTGCAGTCGTTCGGCATTTTGGTTAGCACGTAAATATTTACATCAATAAAGAAAACGTTTTGGACCTTTTAAAACCAAAAACTCCATGCCGTATTTATTACACGCTCGGCAGCGTGGAGTAGTTTACAACATACTCAGGTTAGCGCGATTAGCGCTTATTCCGTTCGGTAATGACCATGCCGACAACCATACGGTCATGAGACAAAGTACCATAACGGTCAACATACGATTCCCAGGGACAAGGCCCGGGATCAAGAACGCCTAACGGCATAGGGGATTGGAACCTAAATTTTGTGAAATCGGTTTCCAAATTCGAGGCGATACTAAACTCGGAATAAAAACTCTCGAGAACAATCTGTTCTTCCGGCAACACGCCGAAAGCATTATAAAATGAGACACGCGTATCCGACAATATACCTTGAGATTTCCTTTTCAAAACCTTCAAACTCTGTCGGCGCATCCAATCAAGTTGTGTACCTTTAAACTCTACCATTTCCCCATTACGTATGTACATCTCGTAAAAACTCTGAAAGATTGGTATCCCGCCCGTTAGGGCTAGACCACCTTGACCGACGGCATTAAGCCACGCTCGGAAAAACTTAGGCGTCTTCCATCGATCAATCATTACAGTGTCCTTCGCGATCCCCACAAAAGGATCACGGCACATAATATAGTCATCATGTTCTGGTCCAACAAATATCGGCTGAGTCTGGCAAAAAGAGATCTGTTCAAAAACACGAACAGGGTCCTCCACCGTCATCTCAAAGCCAACATCATGGAACCAACGATCAAAGCCGTCCTGGAACTTATGGAGATCACGATCCTCCATAATGATAACACAATCATCTCCGTTATTTGCCAACGAGATGCACACACCTCGGCTCTTCGCGAATGCATGGACCATAAGACACATGATAAGGCAAGCGGTGAGACTCGTACTCATCTCACCACTCATGGTCTGTCCATCTACCTGGTATTTCAACTTACCATCCATAGCGTAACCCTTGCACTTATTACTGTACAATTGGGTAGCAAGCTGAAGGAACTTGTTTTTATGCGCCTTACATGGAAAACAATTGGCGTAAACACTATTAGCTAACCGCAATGCATGGACATGCATATGTTGGTCATACTTAACCGCATCTATACCAATTGCAACAGGTCGTTGATATTTACACCATTTTGCATATAATTGACGACCCATGTCCAAAGCATTCATGCCTTTGAACACGGTCGTTTCGCCGAAGAGCTGTCGAATGCTCTTGTGCAATATGTGATGTTCTATCGGTCGTATGTACCTTCCGAACTCGGCACAAAAACGACCTCCCCGATAACTAATAATTCTCGGGGCAGGGTTTCTTTTCTTAGTAAAATTTGTTTTCTCATACTTAGTAAAGATCGACACTTCACTATCTTTGGTCGTTAGGCTTTTGACTAAAAGCCCAACAACAATGTCTCGAACAGCAGCTCGCTTGCGGCCCGTAGTAGTATCAATAAATTTTTGATAACTCATGGGGGCGGTCGAAGGCAAACTACAGCTCAAAACCACTACACTCTCCAAAAGTGCAGCTTCAAAAACAGATCGTGAAGGGATTGGGGCGGGTTCAAAAGAACCATTCTTTCTAGGAACATATAAAACTCGTTCCGTAACTCCCCTTTCCATACCCACAATAGTACGCGTATTAATCGGATGAAAGTGGATCGGTGGTGAAAGACCACTGATACGCGTCCCACTTTGCATCGTTACGTTACCCAACCTTTTAACTACCTCAAGACGACGATCATTGGGCGCCAAGCTTTTCTCACTTGGGATCGCCGGTAGTAAGACTGGGCATCCTCACGCCGACGAACTATGAGCCTTTCGACCCAAGTTCGGCACGTGGCCGCACAACCTCTGCAACAACTTACAACTGTTAGGGTTAACGTCAATCCCTATACCAGCCATAACATGATGCATACTATTGCGCTGTCTGACTTCCTGACACGCTGTGGCATGTGCGTATGTGGCCTCAACGTGTGCCACACGCTTACGCGCAAGCAACACGTATTTCACACACGTCATTGCTATATCTATAATTAACACAGCATCAGAATCGCGCAGATCACGATACACGCTAAGTTCATCCCTCATGAACTTGCGAACAATTACG